TCATTTTTTTGTAAATTGTTCCATCCATTCTGTCATTGAGAGCGCCTTCACTTCGTTGATTCTGTCGTTCAGGCTCACAGGGGCGTCAAAAATCTGCCGATTGGCCGAAATGGCTTCATTGATGGCCATCCGCTTTTCCTTTCCTAATCCATATTCTTTCCCCGTCCTTGGGTCTCGGTAGCAGTAGTAGCCGTTGTTGCGAACGTACAGATGAGGAGGCAAGTCCCGATTAGCCGTTTTTCTTTTGCGGGCCATGTATTTTCTCCATTAAGGTTTTTTATGCATGAATAAGGCAAGGCCTACGGCCGATGAGATGAGGCCTTACGTCATATTGTAGTGGCATAGTTAATTTGGCCACCTGACAAAAACCAGGTGATAAACTCACGTTATCAAAAAAGGGGGAACAATGAACAAAAAACACAAACTCCCCTACAGCCCTGAATTTAAGCTAGAAGGGGCTCAATGAGTGACAAAACAAGGATATAGGGGGATAGAAGGAGCAAAAGCCATGGGCGTGAGTATCATCGCCCTCCGTGATGGGGTGAGGCGGTCAATGAGCGAAAAAAGAGGACAAACTATTTCCCAGGGTAAAACAATGACAGCAGACCAACAACGGATTCAAGAGCTGGAAGCCAAACTCCGCAAGGTTGAACGGGAGAAAGATATCCTCAAAAAGGCTTCATCTCTCTTAATGTCAGAGTTCCTGAACACTTCCCGTGAGTAGAGAAACTTAAGAAGAGCCATGCAGTGACAAGCTCAGGTACGTCAGGAGCAAGAACGATGTCTGCCATGGTATATCAGAACGGGGTATTCCGCCAAGTCGCTATCGGGCAACGAGAGTCATGCGTCAGTTGGAACGGGTCAGCCATCAGCCAGCGACTCATCAATATAAAAAGGCGAGACAGGAACATCAGGCTATTCCCGACGTGTGAGCGCGTGAGTTTTCTGGGGCTGCCCCTCATCAGATGTGACCTATCTCTGGGCAGGGAATCGTTGGACCTGTCTAGCCGTACTGATAGACCTGTTTGCACGTCAACCGACAGGATGGGCCCTCTCTTCTTCCCCAGACAGTGAATTCACCTGCAAGGCATTGTGGATGGCTTATGAATCAAGAGGACGCCCCAACGGCGTCAGGTTTCATTCAGCTCAAGGTTGCCATGACACGAGCCTGACGTTCAGGCAGCCACTCTGGCGCTATCGTATGACCCAAAGTCTCAGCCGTAAAGGTCATTGTTGGGACAACTCTCCTATGGAACGCCTGTTCAGAAGCCTCAAAACAGAATGGGTACCCAAAGCAGGGTATCCAACTCAACAAGAAGCCAGGCGGGATCTTGTTGATGATCTCATTGGCTACTACAGTCAAACGCGGCCTCATCAATACAACGGGGGATGAACGCCAAATGAACCGCAGCGGTTGTACTGGAAAAAACACAAGATACTGGCCTGTTTTACTTGAGCACTACACAGCGACTGCCCGCGGTGCCTTGAGACAAAAATGGCAGACATGCAAAACCAGGTGCAAGCAGAGCAGGCCAGAAAAAAACAGGCTCTGATTCAAACATTGCTGAAAAACGCCCACATTCCGCCCCGTTTTGAACAGGCCTGTTTTGAGTCATACCAGCCGGTGAATGCACAGGCCAGACAGTGTCTTGCCGTCTGTCAACGCTACGCAGAGCACTGGCCCACACGACGGTCGCAAGGTGGGGGACTGGTCCTGTGTGGTCGTCCGGGGACGGGGAAAAATCATCTGGCGGTGTCGATGGCCAAAAGCCTCATCCAGACACATCAGGCCTCGGTGTTATTGACAGGTGCCCTGCAGATGATTCGAGCCGTTAAAAACACCTGGAGCAAGACCGCTGAGAAAACCGAAACCCAGGTGATTCAGGACTATGCCCGCCCAGACTTGCTGGTCATCGACGAACTGGGGGTCCAGTTTGGCAGTGACACTGAAAAAATCATTCTGTTTGAAATCCTGAATACGCGTTACGAGCAGTTGAAACCCAGCGTCCTCATCAGCAATCTGGCCCCAGCGGAAATGGCCGACTGTATCGGAGAGCGGGTGATGGACCGGATGCAGGAAGGCGGGGGTGGCACACTGGCGTTCACCTGGAACAGCTATCGACAACAGAAAAGTCAGTGCGTTTAAAGGAGGTTGTATTTTACCGAATCTGCTACAGGAAATGACCAACCTCTTAGGCCCTGCCCTCACCTGCAAATTGGGTCAAAGCATGGGGGGCGCGAGAGTCTATGTCCCTAAAAAAATCCAGGCAAACGACCCGTTGGGTCGCTTGCTGGGAGGTCAAGATGCCGAGCGGCTCTGTGCACATTATGCCGGCACTGTGTTAGACCTGCCGAGTAAATATTTTTTTCGCGCCGTGCGTAATCATCACATCCGACAGGACTATCACAGCGGCACCCTCACCGGCTCCAGAGCCGACCACCTGGCCCTCAAATATGGCCTCTCAAGAAGGCAGGTCTTGAATGTTATAAAACGTGCTTAAATATCACCTAATTTAAGCCAGACAATCACCTCATTTGTCTAATCGAAAAAGTAGACATGTCACTATTAAATTATAATAATTTATTTAAAAATAAATCCGTGCCTTGAAATAAAAAAATGCATCTTTTTACTCTTCAGACTTAGAGCGCGTTTAAATCTCTTTAAATTTTACCCTATTTTAAAAAAGGATGATGAATTGAGATAAAGTTTGAGCTATTCAGGTTTTGTGTAATGTTGCATTTTAAAATCCTCAAATTTAGAGTAGGAGTTAGTCAGATCTTTTTTATCCGCATCATACAATGTTTTAAAAACAAATTTAAAGTGTTTAAATTCGTTCATTTTATACAAATATTTAATGTTTGGATCATAAAAATATATTTTTCTTTTCCCCTCGCCTTGGGACTTTTCAATCATAATTAGTGACGCATGACCAATAAGCTTGTCAGCTGCAATATTTGATCCAGAAAAAAGCGTTATATAAACGTCTTTGTCTTTATGTTGATTAGCCTTATCAGTGATACGGTTGAGTAACCTCTCAAAAAATTCAGAACGTGGTTCGCGCCATTCTTGTAATTCCATTTCATATTGATGAAATTTTTTAAAACCAAGCTTTTCCAGTATATCTTCATTTTTGCCAAAATTATTACTCTGATCAGTTTGTGCTTTATAAACCTCATTCCATTCCGAAAATTTTAGCATTGATTTTTTAGTTTTTGGATCAACAACTAGCATATTTTGATCTAGTGTTTTGCCTTGAGAGAGGGCTAGCGCCATTCTTGTTCTTAATCCATAACAAACACCCTCACCTTGGATATAAATCTCCATCAAAGCACGTAATTTTTCTGAGTTGTGACTAATTTGTTCTTCGGCTTCACCACCTAATTCTTTTACTATACGAGCAATAGTGTTACTGGTCATCTTAAATGAATTTTTCTTGAGCGATTCTTTAGTTAAAGAATTTAATAAGCCCTTATATTCAACATCAGAAAATTCAGGGATTATAATAGGAGGTTCATCATATATGTATCCAGAAGGATAGAATTCTTCTAGTTTTGAGCCTTGTAGATTGAAATCAGGATGAAACGTTTGTTTTGGTTTAATATTTTCATTTTCAGTAAGAATAAAGGGGGGTTCAGATAAATTTTGTTTTTTAGGCGATGCGCTGGTTACATCAGCAGAAGTAGATAAACCATTTTCTGTGAACCTGATTTTTTCACTGTTATGATTATTATCATTCAAGCGGTGAGAATCATCTTGTGTTGCTTTGCTTGTGGTGTTTTCTGTTCTCGGTTTAGGTTTAGAAAAACAACAACAAAATAAATCTACGAAACGGGTGGAAATATCATTGGATACCTTTCGTAAAGCCTTTAAGAATCGACTGAGTTTATTAGGTTGTGATGTTGGTGTGTGATGATGAATCGGTTGAGTATTTTGATTATTAACTGCGCCTGGCATGAGTTTTTTCCTGCTATTGTTTAAATGAATGATGAAGAAAATATAAATTTTCTGAATATTATTCATTATTATCAAAACGAGCTTTAAAAAACCGCTCATTGTTTATAACCACTTTCCTTGACTTCCCCTTAAAGTGCACTTTTGCACCTGAATAAGGTCTATTACGTCAGTTATCCTAGGGGTTTTCCTCCTTAGGAGGCACCATGCCTGATATTCTCATCCGCTTTTTTACCCATACCTTCTTCGTATTTGTACTCCCTCTTGCCACTCAAAACAGATGAGCATTTCCCTCAACACCCCCTTCCGCTATACGGGCATCAACAGCGAGGAAGCCGATTTTTTAACGCATCATTACCAGCAGCGAGGGTATCGAATGAGAAAATATCTGAACGAGGATGTCCGGTTGTGGGATGTGGTGGTGTCTCTGCCAGAACGTCGTTTTCATCCCAAAACCCCTTTTTCGATGCTCAATCCCTTATGGCGATGAGAATTGAACTGCCTTTTCCGCCCAGTGTGAATCACTACTGGGTGCGCACCGCCCGTCGTGTTTACTTAAGCGAGGCGGCGAAACGGTTTCAGCGATTGACCGCCATCGAAGTCGCCCAATCGTCCATGAAACAGGGTCATCACCCCTTCCTTGGGGACGTCTCCGTACTGCTCACACTGTATCTGCCGGACAAACGGGTGAGAGACGTGGATAATTATCCTAAAGGCGTATTAGATGCCCTGACCAAAGCAGGGATTTGGGCCGATGACGCCCAGGTCAGAGTGATGACGGTGAAGAAAAAGGACCCTCACAGCGATACCAAAGGCGGCAAATGTGTGGTGGTGATTGAGCAGTACGTCGAGGAGGCAGCGGTATGAAAGAGATTCGATATCGATTGACCGCCTGGGGCAACTGGGCAGGCACGCGGGTGGGGACGGAATATCCCCTGTCATCTTGGCCTGTACCCATGGCCAGTAGTGATATCCGGCCGATGCTGCCCGATAACGAGGCAGAAAAAGTGGACCGGGCAGTCGCCAGGCTCAAGCACTTTGATTCATTGGGCTATGAGATTGTCGTCGCCTATTATCGAGGCAAGGTGTCTTGTCGGGCGATAGGCCGCGCCCTCAAACGAGACCATAAATCTATCTCAGGGTATTTAACCCGTTCAGAAGCCTATATCGCAGGTCAGGTCGATGCCCTCCTGGAAGGTTAAAATAATCGACGCATTAAGGTTAAACAATCTATTTTAATCAGCAGTAATCGTTTTTAATTTTTTGAAATATGGATTAAAATACAGCGGAATCTGTTGATTCATCAAATTTTTTTAGATTTTTTAACAATAAGGACAATAAACCATGCTAAATATCAACGTGAAAAAATTGGAAAAACCGAAGTACGAATGTTTGATAATGGATGTAGAGGAGGCGAAAAAAAATGGTTTTGATTTTTTCAATTTAGCGGCTAATGAAGGGAATGACTATTTACTATTAAAAGAAGGTATTTCTGGTTTTTCTGGTGTGGATATATGCTCTATTCCTACAAATACTTCTTCATATTTTGCGTATAGCATAATTAACCCCCTCACCTTTGTTAGCGCATAAAGAAATAAATCAGGTGAGAAGTGGGGAATGCCATTCAAAAAAAGCCACAAAAAGTACTTGACTGTGTCCCCGTGACCCCACATAATCGCCCCATACTACAGTAGTTACAAACAAAAAGCCTCCACTTCGGTGGGGGCTTTTTGCATTTTAAAATCCCCCCGTCTGGCGAAATGAAAACACGATTCTTCGATATCACCCTGTTCTCCCCCTATGACCATGCCTGAGAAAGAGCCTGGATTCTGGGTTGCGTTGCTGGCCTGGATTCGGGGTCATCAAGCCGATTTTGGCTACGCCAGCCTCGCCGCCCTGTTTTCGTTGTTACGCAATGCGTGGGGAAAACATGCCTGGAGCCGGCGATTACTCGATGCGTTGTCCTGAAGTACGCTGGCGTTTTTTAGCCAACCCCTCCTGATGATGGTCGAAGGCCTGTTTCACGGCACCCTGCCGGCCTCCGCCCCTCAGGTGCTGGCCATTTACATTGGTTATGTGGGCACGGATTACCTTCGGGCCCGACTGCAATCCTGGACTGAGCGAAAAAATGGAGAGTCACGATGAACATCAGTCCTGAGGGTATTGAGCAGATAAAAGCGTTTGAGGCGTTGAGGCTGAAAGCCTATCTCTGCCCTGGCAGCAGATGGACGATTGGCTACGGGCATACCTCAGGCGTGAAGGCAGGGGACACCCTCACACCCGGGCAGGCAGAGACTTTTTTTCGTGAAGATATCACCCTCATCTGTCTTCAACTCGATATCTTGCTCAAGGTGACGGTGACGCAGAATCAGTTCGACGCGCTGGGCTCTCTTTTGTTTAACATCGGTGTTAAGGCGTTTGCCACTTCGACACTGCTGAAAAAGCTGAATTGTAGTGCTCAAGTAAAACAGGCCAGTATCTTGTGTTTTTTCCAGTACAACCGCTGCGGTTCATTTGGCGTTCATCCCCCGTTGTATTGATGAGGCCGCGTTTGACTGTAGTAGCCAATGAGATCATCAACAAGATCCCGCCTGGCTTCTTGTTGAGTTGGATACCCTGCTTTGGGTACCCATTCTGTTTTGAGGCTTCTGAACAGGCGTTCCATAGGAGAGTTGTCCCAACAATGACCTTTACGGCTGAGACTTTGGGTCATACGATAGCGCCAGAGTGGCTGCCTGAACGTCAGGCTCGTGTCATGGCAACCTTGAGCTGAATGAAACCTGACGCCGTTGGGGCGTCCTCTTGATTCATAAGCCATCCACAATGCCTTGCAGGTGAATTCACTGTCTGGGGAAGAAGAGAGGGCCCATCCTGTCGGTTGACGTGCAAACAGGTCTATCAGTACGGCTAGACAGGTCCAACGATTCCCTGCCCAGAGATAGGTCACATCTGATGAGGGGCAGCCACAGAAAACTGACGCGCTCACACGTCAGGAATAGCCTGATGTTCCTGTCTCGCCTTTTTATATTGATGAGTCGCTGGCTGATGGCTGACCCGTTCCAACTGACGCATGACTCTCGTTGCCCGATAGCGACTTGGCGGAATACCCCGTTCTGATACCATGGCAAACATCGTTCTTGCTCCTGACGTACCTGAGCGTGTCACTGCATGGCTCTTCTTAAGTTTCTCTACTCACGGGAAGTGTTCAGGAACTCTGACATTAAGAGAGCTGAAGCCTTTTTTAACAGGCTGTTCTCTTCTTCTATTCGTCTCATTTTCTTTTCTCATTCGCGGCTCTTTTGCTGTTCTTGTGTCATAGGAGACCCCGAGAGGCTTTTCCCTTCTCATTCCCCTTTTCACTGATTCAACCAGGAACTCATGGCGCTTTTACTCACGCCCATGGCTTTTGCTCCTTCTATCGCCCTATATCCTTGTTTTGTCACTCATTGAGCCCCTTCTAGCTTAAATTCAGGGCTGTAGGGGAGTTTGTGTTTTTTGTTCATTATTCCCCCTTTTTTGATAACGTGAGTTTATCACCTGGTTTTTATCAGGTGGCCAAATTAACTATGCCACTACAGAACGCCTTAAGCGGGGCGGCGGTCTGGTGATGTGTGGTAAGCCAGGAACCGGCAAGAATCACCTTGCCCTGTCGATTGCTAGGCACGTTATCAACGAACATCAAAGTTCAACGCTATTCACGACCGTTCTGCGAATTGCCCGCGAATTTAAATCAACCTGGAGCAAAAATGCAGAGTGCTCACAAGCGGAGGTCATTAAGCGTTATACGCAGCCTGACTTGCTTATTATCGACGAGGTAGGCGTTCAGTTTGGTAGTGAAGCAGAAAAAATGATTTTGTTCGAGGTGTTCAACACGCGCTACGAGAGCATGAAGCCAACGATACTCATCAGCAATCTGGCGTTGAACGAACTGACCGGATTTATCGGAGAGCGCGTGATTGACCGGATGAACGACGGTGGCGGTTGCACGTTGACGTTCACGTGGAGCAGTTACCGTTCACGCATAGCTGCATGAGGCTGTTAATCGTAGTGAATCATAAAACACACTGAGGTATCGTTCAGGAATCGATTTTAAGGCACCTTTAACTCCAAACTATGGCTATTTTGAGTTTGAACGCCTTGTAGAGGCTTATAGGCGGTTTTTCCGTTGAGTGATACTCAGAAGTCGATTTTAAGGCGGCTAAGAAGCACGTAGCGGCGGCTACGGCCTGACAAATCGTTTGCGTCTATGTTATCCAATTTTCGATTTGAAGACCTGGATAAGCGATGAAATCGCGTTCGTTGTTAGTCACTAGTATGATGTTTAATGCAATAGCATGTGAAGCTATTAGCTTGTCTAGGTGGTCTTTCTTGCGCTCTCTTGTTGCCATACGAACTGCACCATAGGCACGAACAGCATTGGCATCAAATGGCATTACATTTATCAGTTTCACGAGTTTATTAAGGTTATTTAGCTCGCGTTCTGGATCCTTGGATACCGCTACTCCGTAGTCTAATTCGGCAAAGGTAATTGCTGACATAACAACATCGCCAACGAAGCAGTTCACGAAACGTCTTGCTACCTGTTTAGGTTGATTCTTTATGAGATAGATACACATGTTTGTATCCAGCATGTAGCGAGGCATCAGAGGGTATCCCTATCTGCTTGTTCCTGATCACCACGACCTTCAGACATAAAATCAGGTGAAAAGTTGGCAAATATGTCCATGACATTTTCTAGAGACTGACGAACAGGCCGGATTCTGATTTCATCGCCAATACGCTCGATTTCAAGCTCGATATCTGTATTGTCAAAAGCAAGTCCAGCAGGGATTCTTACTGCTTGTGAATTGCCATTTTTGAATATCTTTGTTGTTTGCATTCCTAATGCTCCTTGAGTGTACATGGATGTACATTAACTAAATTTTATAAAAATGTACACACAAAATACACACTTATCTCTTTATAAAATTTTACTCAACTTCTCACTTTAAAATTTCAATAAAAACTGATGACATATTTACGAAAAAGCGGGTTCCGATACGAGGCCATCAGCACACTACAAGCCAATAGGCTGGTAAAGCAATACACGGAGAAGGGCTATCACGTTGAGAAAACACTTAACACTGACCCCAAACTTTGGGATGTGTCGGTTAAGTTGGAAGAACGCCGAAATAACCACCCAACGCCACGCGGCATGATTAACACAGTCTGGCACTCTCCGTTATACAAAAATCCCATCTTAGTTTAAACAATAGACTGAAAGCGCATTAATCATGATAATCGAACTGCCTTTCCCGCCCAGCGTGAATACCTATTGGCGGCACAATTCAAACCGAACTTACCTCAGTGATAAAGCCAAAGAATTTAAAGCAACAACCGCAAAAATTGTCAACGAGATGCGCCAGAAATCCGGATGTCAAAAATTTCAAGGGGAGGTCTCTGTATTGATGCAGCTCTATCTACCCAACAAGATCAAGCGTGATGTGGATAATTATTCCAAAGGCGTGCTTGATTCGTTAACCGGTGCAAACATTTGGAACGATGACAACCAGGTTCGCGTGATGACCGTTGAGAAGATGGATCACAACGGCGGCGTGAAAGGCGGCAAGTGTGTTGTTGTAATTGATGAATATTGTTAAATCGTCGCTGTCTGAAAAAATCATTAATACACCAACAAGCTCAATCACATTTAAAATCCAAGGTCATAACGATGACTTTTTCAAACCAGCCGATATTGGTTAACGGCGACGCTTTGCCATACGTTAAAACACTTCCTGATGATTCTATCGACCTGATATTGACTGACCCGCCATACTACCGTGTTAAATCCTGTGCATGGGACAGGCAGTGGAAAACAACCGGGCAATATCTGGCGTGGCTAAATGATTACCTCGTTGAATTCCAGCGGATATTAAAGCCAAACGGCAGTCTCTACCTGTTTTGTAGCGCAGAATTGGCCGCAGATACCGAAATTATGCTAAGAAATCACATGAGGATGTTAAATCACATTATTTGGGCTAAACCCTATGGTCGTGGGACTGGATGCTCAAAAGAATGGCTACGCTCATATTTTCCAAGCACCGAGCGAATATTGTTTGCAGAGCAGTACGGGGCAGAGGGTACAGCAAAAAATAAGGATGGCTATAAATGTGCTGAGTTAAAAAGCGAAGTGTTTGCTTCGTTGATTGACTATTTCATCACCGCAAAAAATCAGCTCAATATCACGGGCAAAGAAATTGAACAGTATATGGGAAGCCATATGCATCGGCATTGGTTCTCGTATTCTCAGTGGCAGTTACCGAACAAAACACAGTATGAACGTTTGCAAGAATTCTTTTCGCAAAAAGCCGCAGAGAAAAAATCAGCGTCGTCTCTCTCCAAAAATCACCATCAACTGAGTTTCACGCACGACGAACTTAAACGACAGTATGAAAACTTGCGCCGACCTTTTTCTGTCACCAAAGATGTGCCGTATACCGATGTGTGGAATTTTCCACCCGTACTGTACTATCCCGGTAAACATCCTTGTGAAAAACCCGCAGCCTTGCTTGAGCACATTATTAACGCCAGTAGCAAGCCGAAACATACTGTAGCAGATTTCTTTATGGGTTCCGGTTCGACGGTGAAAGCCGCCATTCAATCAGGTCGGCAAGCTATCGGCGTGGAGTTAGAAACAGATAGATTTTTGCAGACTAAAAAAGAAATAGAAAATCTTATTCCTCAAATCAATGACCAATTATGACTTGGAAAATTCCTCTTGTTATCGCTTTGCTACTGACCTCAATGTCAGGTGTAACCCTGTATTACCGGACGCTGTATTACGATGCTGAAAAAGCACGAAAGATTGCCGTGTCGGATAGGGAAAAACAACAGATTGCATTTGAGCAGTTAAGCCATCAAATACAGACCATCTCGGCGCTGGATGACAGACACACGAAGGAATTAGCCGATGTGCAAGCCAAGAATCATCATTTGCGTCGTAAGCTTGATCGCGGTGGTCGGGTGCTCGTCAAAGGTCACTGTCCAGTCAGCACTCCCCGCCCCAGCAGCCTGGGCCATGCAGGAACCATCGAACTCTCTTCAATTGCTGGACGAAACGTTCTCGATATCAGAGCCGGAATCATCAGCGACCAAGCAAAAATAAAATACCTTCAGGATTACATACGGAAGGTTGTTTTGTCGAATCAACAGGAAAATTAGAATTAATGAACTGGATTGATTGTCGTGTAAGTATGCCAGAGATTAACGAAACAGCACTTATTTATCGAAAGGACAGAAAAGAATATCTGGTGGGTGTTTATCTGGATAATTCTCAGTTTCACTATGCAGATTGTTGCCAAGGTATTCAGAAAATGTGTACCGCTAACCACTGGATGCCGCTGCCTGAGCTGCCGAAGAATTAATTAAATGTTATTAACAAGCCCTAGGCGCTCAATTGTTGGTTGTCGATGTTTTCTAGCTTGTGCTAAATCATAATTAAGCTGCATAGCAAGCCATGCGCGCGCTGTACTAATCCCTGCCATTTCTAGACGTAGGGCAAGGTCGAGACTAATAGCTGCGTGCTGGTTAAGTACTCGAGAAAGCGAAACGCGAGATATTTTCAAATGTTCAGCGACTTCTTTAACAGATAGACCCAATTCATTTATCACATCTTCTCGTAATAATTCACCGGGATGAGGGGGATTTTTCATCATAGTATTAACTCCCTTAGTGATAATCAATATAGTCAACCAGTTCAATATTTGAACCAACAAAGCGAAAGGTGACTCGCCAATTGCCATTAACCCATATAGACCAGTGATCTTTCTTATCTCCCTTTAGTGGGTGTAATTTGAAAGAAGGTATATTTAGATCTTGTGGGCTTTCAGCAACATCGAGTAAAGAAAGGATGCGGCGTAGCTTTGGAGCATGTGCGGCTTGAATGCCTCGTGTTGTTTCTGTTGCATAGAAGGCGGCAAGTCCTTTGTGTCGAAATCCTATAATCATGTAAAAACTGTATCTCATAACGTTACATGATACAAGCTTGTTTTAAAATTATGCAAAAAAAACAACTCTACAATTTCCGCTGGGATAAAGCACGCCGGGCATTTCTTGCCAGAAATCCTTTATGTGCCATGTGTCAAGCCAATAATTTTATTAATCCGGCAACGGTGGTTGACCATATCATTCCTCACCGTCTGCGCTTTGCTCAGACAACAGAAGAAGTCACGGCAGCACAAAAACGTTTCTGGGATGAATATAACTGGCAGCCACTCTGTGTTCAGCATCACAACACCACCAAGCAACGGATGGAAAAAGGTAACAAAGGCTATGGCTGTGATGAAAACGGGATGCCGAGTGATCCCGATAGTCACTGGTATCAGGGTAAAAAGTGATCTCATCATCGAGGATCTATTATGTTTTTATTATATATCAACAGGATAAGTGGATAGGGTGGGTTAAAAGTTCCTCTAAGAAGGACTTCCTGACCCATTGGCCCCGTTTGTACACACAGTCGCGAAATGAAAACCAGTTTCACAAAATATCGTATATAGTTGAAATATAGACACTTTTTGTGAAATCTTAACAAAAAGGATATATTGATGGCGGGAAGACGCCCAACACCCACCGCATTAAAATTAGTGACCGGCAATCCGGGAAGAAGACCCCTCAATAGCGCTGAGCCTACACCACCACCTTATTCAGCGCAACCCCCAACACATTTATCCAATACGGCAAAAGACACCTGGGAACGGCTGACTCAATTACTCAATAGTATGAGCGTGTTAACCCTCGCTGATGCTTTTGCTTTGGAAAGGCTGTGTGATATTTACGATGAAATTCTACGGTATCGCGCCATGATACAGAGAAAGGGGGAAACATTTGAGGTGCATTCTCAGAACGGTGTATTAATCAAGGCCAATCCCGCCGTTTCCATGCTGTCTGATGCCGATAAACGCTTTAAAAGTTATCTGGTGGAATTTGGCTTGACACCTGCGGCAAGAACAAAGGTGAGGACGCATGACACGGAAAAAGAACCTGACGAACTCGACGAATTCTTCGCTCACTGATTTAGCCACAGACTATGCCACTGCGGTAGTTTCAGGCGCGGAGCTTGCCGGGCCTGATATTCGTCATGCCTGTCAACGTCACTTGCGGGATTTAGCCACGGCGAATACCCGCGGTATCCTGTGGAACTTATCGGCAGCTCAGCGGGCTATTCGTTTTTTTTTCAACGTATTGAAATTGAACGGCGGTATCTATGAAGGCAAGCCGTTTCATTTGCTACCCTGGCAGTGTTTTATCGTGGGCTCCCTTTTCGGCTGGAAAAACAGTGAAGGACAACGCCGGTTTCGGATGGCATACGTTGAGGCAGGGAAAGGATCGGGGAAATCCCCTCTGGCGGCGGGCATTGGGTTGTACTGTCTGGTGGCCGATAATGAAGCGCGAGCCGAAGTCTACGCCGCCGCCACCAAAAAAGACCAGGCGATGATCCTGTTTCGTGACGCGGTCGCCATGGTAGACCAATCGCCCAGGCTGGCCGAACGAATACAGAAATCCGGTGGGGCGGGCAAGGAATGGAATCTGGCCTTTTTACAGGCCAGTGCTTTTTTCCGGCCTATCAGCGCCGATGATGGGCAATCCGGCCCCCGTCCTCACTGTGCCTTGATTGATGAAATTCACGAACACAAAAGTCATCAGGTCGTTGAAATGATGCGGGCGGGCACCAAAGGCCGCCAACAGGCATTGATTTTCATGATCACCAATAGCGGCCATAACAAAACCAGTGTGTGCTACGACTATCACGAATACGGGCGTAAAGTGGCAGAAGGGAGCATGGAAGATGAGAGCTTTTTTGCGTTCATCTGTTCGCTGGACGAAGGTGATGACCCTTTTAAAGAGAACGGTTGCTGGAAAAAAGCCAATCCCTCATTAGGGCATACGTTCAGCGATCGCTATTTGCAGGAGCAAGTCACGCAAGCCCGGGGTATGCCCGCCAAAGAGAGCCTGGTGCGTCGTCTTAATTTCTGTCAGTGGGTCGATGCGGAGAATCCCTGGATAAATAGTGATCGCTGGATGGCGTGTGAGGAAACCTCGCTGGATTTAGGGGCGCTGGAAAACTCACCCTGCTACGGTGGGTTAGATTTATCCGGCAAGCAGGATTTAACGGCGCTGGCGCTTTATTGGCCGGAAGAAAAAGTGGCTTATGTCGAGTTCTGGACACCGAAAGACACCTTGCTGGAACGTGCCAGGGTCGACAGAGTGCCTTACGATGCCTGGTTGCGAGAAGGTTATCTTAACGCACCGCCAGGGAATGCGATTAATCTGGGTTTTGTTGCCCAACGGATAGCGGAATTATCTGCACGATATACCCTCAATCGTATTGCCTACGATGCGTATCATATGGATTATTTACGGCCAGAACTGGAAAACGAAGGGGTGAATACGGTATTAACGCCTCACGGACAAGGCTTCGGCAAATCAAAACAATCCGGACTTTGGATGCCGCGATCCATTGAATTGTTTGAGCAGCGTCTTCTTTCTGGCCAATTACGCATTGATGCCAACCCCTGCCTACGTTGGAACGCCGCGAATACCGTGATTGAAGAAGACAAAAACGGCAACCGGGTTTTCAGCAAACGCCGCAGTAACGGTCGTATCGACGGTGTTGTTGCGTTGGCGATGGCCATCGGGGCCGCCGAGGGTGTGGAGGAAGAAATCGGCGATCTGGATGGCTTTTTAACGAATCCGATTATGGTAGGGCTGTAGTGAAACAACACAAATCCCCCGGAAAAATCAAAAGTGCCCTGCTCAACTGGCTAGGGGTGCCACAGAATGTCACGGAGACACGGTCGTCGTTTCATGACTATAGCCAGAGTCAAAGCGGGCAAGTGGTGACGGCCGATAAAGCCCTGCAACTGTCCGCCGTCTGGGCCTGTGTGCGGCTGTTGAGTGAATCGATATCCACGTTACCGCTCAAACTGTATCACCGCGAACCGGATGGCTCACGCAGCCTGGCGCAGCAACACCCTGTTTACAACGTCCTGTGTCGGCGCCCTAACCTGGACATGACCCCCTCCCGCTTTATGCAGATGGTGGTGGCCAGTTTATGTTTACGCGGCAATGCCTTTATTGAAAAAAAGACAATAGGGCAACGTCTGATTGCATTAGTCCCGCGATTACCCCAAAACATCACCGTGATACGACGGAATAATGGGCGACTGGAATACCATGATACCGAGAACCCCAGAGGTGATCCGTCATTAAAACCCCGGGTGATTGCAGATAACGACATGATGCACATACGTGGTTTTGGGTTAGATGGGGTTTGCGGCATGATGCCGCTGAAATCCGGTCGTGAGGTGTTTGGCTCGGCCATGTCACTCGAAACAACGGCGGCACGGTATTTCCAGAAAGGCATGTCGGCATCCGGTTTTGTCACTTTCGACAAATTACTCACCAGGGAGCAACGAGACACGTTTAATAAAGAGCTTGAGCGATTTTCAGGGTCAGAAAATACCGGAAAAGTCATGCTGCTGGAAGCCGGGATGAAATTCAATGGCATCACCCTTGACCCACAAACCTCTCAGATGCTGGAAAGCCGCGATCATAGCGTCGAAGAAATCTGTCGATGGTATCGTGTCCCGCCGTTTATGGTCGGTCATATGACCCAACAAAGCAGTTGGGCCTCCAGCGTAGAAGGGATGAACCTGATTTTCCTGACCAATACATTACGGCCCTTACTGGTGAACATTGAACAGGAGATCGCCCGTTGCCTGCTGGAGAATGACGAAGACTATTTTGCAGAGTTTTCTGTGGAAGGCCTGCTGAGAACGGACAGTAATGGTCGAGCGGCCTATTACACCACCGCGTTACAAAATGGCTGGATGAGTCGCAATGATGTGCGACGGCTGGAAAATCTGCCGCCGATTGAGGGCGGTGAGCTGTATACCGTTCAGTTGAACCTGACGCCACTCCATCAACTGGGACAGGAAAATGACGGCAAAAAAGCGCGAGCCGCGCTCAATGCCGGGTTATTGCCTGAAAAAACCCCTTCCCATCACCCGACTGGCACTCAGCAAGAAACCGAATAACTGGAGTTTTTCCCGATGAAAAAAAATGCCCTTCCGGTATTACCGGCGGTTTTTCCCTGTCCGACAATGACCAGTGAAATTTCACCGTCGGCATTAGCAAAATGGAACAGCCGCATCAGGGCATCGAGCCAGGATGAGAATACGCTATCGATATTTGAGTCGATTGGGCAGGATTGGGCAGGCGAAGGCGTGACCGCTCAACGAATGGGGGCAATATTGCGGTCACTGGAGGGGAAAGCGGTCACCGTCAATATCAATTCGCCGGGGGGCGATCTGTTTGAAGGCTTGACTATCTACAATCAGCTCCGTGAATACCCCGGCAAGGTCACTGTGAAAATATTGGGACTCGCGGCCTCTGCGGCTTCCATCATTGCCATGTCAGGCGATGAGATACAAATCGGGCGAAGTGCTTTCCTGATGATCCACAACACCTGGGGTATGGCAGTCGGTCATCGCCATGACTTTGCCGACATGGCGGAAAAAATGGCGCCCTTTGATTTGGCGATGCGGGAGATTTACGTCGCCAGAACCGGCATGGATGAAACGACGATCACCGAGATGATGGACAAGGAAACCTGGATGAATGGAGGCGAAGCGATAGAGAAAGGGTTTGCGGATGCCCTCCTGCCCGCAGACAGCACGCAACAGGATAACGATTCGCCCATCGCCGCCCTGAGAAAACTGGATGCCCTCCTGGCAAAAGCCAATACGCCCCGTGCTGAACGACGAGGATTATTGAACGCCTTACGGGGTGATATGCCGGGCGCTATCCCCCCCCTCTCAGGGTACGCCCTGCGCTGCCCATGAGGTTTCTTCCGAGACCTGGACGCAACTGGACAATGCCTTGCGTCGTCTGGTGTCAATACCCCATTAAACTGGAGACTATATGTCTGAGATGAATGAAATGTTTAAAAAAGTCACCGCTTCTATTGAAGAAGCCAGCAGCAAATATAGTGCCCAGGCAGAAAAAGCCCTGAAGGAAGCGCAAAAATCCGGGCAGCTTTCCTCAGAAACCAGAGCGGCCGTCGATAAAATGGCGGTCGAACTCAATGCCTTGCGCGAAGCAGAAAAAACCCTGAAAGCCCAGGTGGGGGAAGTGGAACAGCATATCGCCCAGATGCCGGTGGCCAATGCGTTGAACGTGGTGAGTTCTATCGGTCAACAGGTGGTGGGCATGGAGGCAGTACAGGCTTTAGGCTCGGGAATGGAATCGAGTAAACGGGTGATAGCACCGATTAATGCCGCCCTGATTTCATCGGATGTCAGAGGAACGATTGTCGCGCCAGACCGTCAATCAGACCTCTTGACCCAGCCGAAGCCACGGTTGTTCATTCGTGATTTGATCGCCAGTGGAAAGACGCAAAGTAACACGATTTACTACGTGAAGCAGAAAGGATTGACCAATCATGCCAGGACGGTTGCGGAAAATACCGTTAAGCCCTATAGCACGATTGAATTTGAAGAGGCCACCGTACCGGTTCGCACGATTGCCCATCTCTTTAAGGCATCCAGGCAGATTCTGGATGATTTTTCGCAACTGGCCTCCCTGATCGACATGGAATTGCGTTATGGCCTCAAATACGTGGAAGAGCAGCAAATGCTCTTCGGGGACGGTACCGGTTCAAACCTGAACGGGATCTTCACGCAGGCCACCACATTCAAAGCGGAATTAACCCCCTCCCACCGCACCGCGATTGATGATTTGCGTCTGGCCATGCTGCAAGCGCAACTGGCCCGTATTCCTGCGACAGGACATGTGTTGCACTTCAGCAACTGGGCACAGATTGAACTCATCAAGGATACGCTGGGGCGTTATCTCCTCTCCAATCCGGCAGCCCTGACGACGCCGACATTGTGGGGCTTGCCCGTCGTCGTCACAGAAGCCGCTGGGTTTAAAGACAAATTCCTGGTGGGGGCATTCAGTTTAGGGGCGCAACTGTTTGACCGTGAAGAAGCGAATGTGGTGATCAGTACCGAGAATACCGATGATTTTGAAAAAAACATGATCTCCATCCGTTGTGAAGAGCGTCTGGCGCTCGCGGTTTACCGTCCTGAAGCGTTTATCAAAGGGAATTTAACCCAGATAGAGGTCTCACCTTCCGCTCCGTCAAATGCAGGAGGTGCGCGGAAAAGCGGTCAATCAGGGAATCATGGTGGGGAGTCATCCACTTAAAGATGCAGGCCATTTTTTGACTGGAAATAAACCCCCATGTGGATTAACAAGGCACAGGTCAAACGACAATGCAGGATTGAACTGGACGATAACAGTGAAGATATGCTGCTGGAGAGTTATATCGCCGCCGTAGAGCAAAAAACCATCGCCCATCTGAACCGTCATCTCTACAAAGCATCCGTGCCTAAAACTGACCCTGACGGACTGGTTGTCAATGCCGCGATTATTCAGGGTATGTTGCTCCTGGTGACGGGGTTATATGAGCATCGTGGAGGGGTATCAGATATGGAACAGTTATCTGTTTTTCCGTTTTTCAGGTTTCTGGTGGATGACTACAGGCTGAGCGGATTATGACACCGCATTACAGCAGGCCGTATTCCCGTTTCCCCGATCCGGGACAGTTAAACAAGCGCATTTTGTTTTATACGCGACAGGATGAACCGATAGGCGCCAGTGGAACACAGGCGGCGAATCAAGGCGCGTGTACGGTTTGGGGGAAATTGATCCCCGTCAGTGACACCCTGCGCATCCATTCTTTTCAAATCAACAAAACCGTCACACATAAAATCATAGTGAGATACAGACAGTCGCTTTACGACAGCAGTCAAGCAGTGATTAAGGGTGTGGTTTACCAGATACGTGGCGTGACGGATATCCACAGTGAGGGTCGTTTTCTGGCCTTTTCGTGCGAAGAAACCAGCAGTCAACCAGAAAGAGGAAATGAGTTTGGATAATCTCCATATTGAGTTTCATCAACCCAAAGATCTGGTCTTTAATCGTCTCCTGGTTCGCCGTGCTTTTATGAAAATCGGTCAAAGGCATCAGGAAGAAGCGCGTCGTCGACTGATGAAGCGGGGGGGCCGTTCTCAAGCAGGAGAGACCCCCCGATGGCAAACGGGCCGACTAGCGCAATCTATCGGTTACCACGTCCCTCGCCCTGCCTCACGACGACCCGGATTGATGGTCAAGATAGCGCCCAATCAGAAGCGAGGGATAGGCAGTCAAGATATTGCAGGCGATTTTTACCCTGTTTTTCTGCATCACGGGGTACGCAGCGCGTCCTACGGCATGCCTAAACAACATAAACGACAAAAGCGTCACCACAAGAGCGGTGGTTGGCGAATTGAGAAACGTCAAAATTACATGGTTGCCACATTAATGCGTCTGAAAAGTTGGACGTGCTACACGTTAAAGAAAGCACTGCGTAAATCACTTCGGCCTGAGCGCCGACGGAGTCATTCATGAAATTGAGTCCTGTTATTTCGGCCTTACGCGCCCATTGCCCCCGTTTTGAAAACAGGGTCGGCAGCGTGGCGCACTACGAAGATTTACCCGAGTGCGGCAAACTGGCCCTCCCCGCGGCCTATGTCCTCCCAGGAGAAGAGGTCGTGGGGGAACAACGTGCCCAGAATGCCTATTGGCAGACCCTCACCGAACGGTTCTCTGTGGTGGTGATTCTCCATCACCGCCGTCATGGGAGCGGGGGACGGCCCTCGGTGGACCTGCTGCATGACGTACGTGCGGACATTTGGCGCGCGTTGCTCGGTTGGGCACCTGACCCGGAGGGTGGGACCATTGAATATGCGGGGGGACAGCCGTTAGAGGCCAACCGCGCGGAATATCATTACTTATTTGAATTTCAGGTCCGCACCGAGATTCACCCTGAAGACACCCGTCAAGCGCAAGAGTTGGCCGCGTTGCCCGAATGGGGCACCCTCTGTTTCGAGCGTCCTTCCCCTGAGCCCGACCTCTTTCTTTCACTGGAGTCAACCAAATGACGATGTTTGTCAAACCCAACCGAGGGCGCCTCGTGCCCATGCCCAATTATCATGGCCTGCCTGAAACGGCACTGCCCCCCAACGGGGCTTATGTGCCCGAAGAGGGCTACTGGTTTCGACGGTTAGGCGCGCGGGAAGTCGAACGCATCCCGGCCAGGCCCACAGAGTGGAACAAAGACGGGACCTATGTGTACACGCAGGGGCACTGGTGGTTTCGGCGCCATCACGATGGCAAAGCCCCCTCACCCGAATCTCCCGATGAAACCGGCACCTGTCTGCCCGAGGGGGGAGATTGGTTTCGCCGCCTGGACGATGACGAGGTGTCGCGCATATTGACGGCGCCAAAGGCCTTCTTTCAGCGCCAGAGAGGGGAGGCGTTCATATACAGGGAAAACAGGGGGTTTGAACGATTGCCCGTCGGCACCTCGCTGTTGCCCGTCCCTGACCGTGCAGAGGTGACGTACGTGCACAAGGGCGGCGTCTGGTATCAACCCTGCCCCCTGGACAAAGACAGCGACGAAGATCAGCCCGATGACAGCGCCAGCGCCGGTGAGGGGCCGTCTGCGCCTTTGCCCGAACCCCACGAAGAGTCTGAGGAAGCGCCCGAGGAAGACCCTGAGGAAGCGCCTGAGGAAGCGCCTGAGGAAGAGCCTGAGGAAGAGCCTGAGGAAGAGCCCGAGGAAGAGCCTGAGGAAGAGCCTGAGGAAGACCCTGAGGAAGAGCCTGAGGAAGAGCCTGAGGAAGAGCCTGAGGAAGAGCCTGAGGAAGAGCCTGAGGAAGACCCTGAGGAAGACCCTGAGGAAGAAATGCCTGCCGGGAACATTCGTCTGACCCCACACATGCCCCCATCGGAGGAGACCCCATGAGCATCAGTTTCAACACCCTTCCCTCAGACCTGCGCGTCCCGCTGTTTTACGCGGAGATGGACAACAGCCGGGCGAATACGGGCCAGGAGAGCCGCAGGGCCTTATTGCTCGGTCACGCCTTGCCCGACGCCCCGATAAAGACGAATACCCCGGTGAGGATGCCGACTGAGGCGCTCGCTCAAAAATTGACGGGCCGCGGGAGTCAACTGCACCGCATGGTGACGGCCTATCGTCGCATTGACCCTTTGGGGGAACTGTGGGTCATCGCGGTGCCGGTGCCGGTGCCGGTGCCGGTGCCGAAGCCCCCCGGTGGGCCGGCCTGGTCCTGTCTGGGCCTGGTCGGCAGACCTCAGGCTCCAGGGGTGCTGAGCCTGTGGATAGGCTGCCGTCGCCTTCGGGTGGCGGTGAATCCGGCCCAGACGCTCGATGAGATAGCCGAGCATCTCACCCAGGCCATCAACACCGCATCGGATTTGCCGGTGACCGCCAGACTCAGGGAGGATGGGGAGATTCTTTTGACTGCCCGGCATTCGGGCATGACGGGCCGCGACATTCCCCTGTCGACGAATCCGCTGTCAGCGGGAGAGGAGACCTCGCCTCCGGGGCTGGCTTTAGTGGTCGACAGGATGAGGGGAGACGATTATACCCCCGATGTGACGGCCGCCATCGCCGCGATGGGCGATACCCCCTTTGACTTTATCGGTCTGCCCTTTCACGACAGCGACACCCTGGCCCTGTTTGAGCAGGAAATGAACGACCAGAGCGGCCGCTGGAGTCCGTACCGACAACTTTACGGTCATGTGTACACGGCCAAAACGGGCTCCTTATCTGAACTGGTTGCCCTGGGCGAGTCTTTAAACTCACCGCATCTGACGGTCGCCGGCTATGAACCGGCCATCCAGACCTGCCTGGATGAAGGGGTGGCGGCACGACTGGCCCGCTCGGCGGTTTTTCTGCGGGCAGACCCCGCCAGACCCACCCAAACAGGCGAGCTCAACGGCGTCTTGCCCGCGCCCGTGGGCAAACGCTTTACGTTGACAGAGCAGCAATCGCTCCTGTCCCATGGCATCGCGACCGCGTATGTCGAAGGGGGTGCCTTGCGGATACAGCGCGACATCACGACGTACAAAAAAAATGCGGCGGGCGTGGCAGACAACAGTTATCTCGACAGCGAAACCCTGCACACCAGTGCGTCTGTCCTCAGGCGACTCAAATCGGTCATCACCTCCAAGTATGGACGACACAAGCTCGCTGACGACGGCACCCGCTTTGGCGCCGGGCAGGCGATTGTCACGCCCTCGGTCATTCGGGCGGAGCTGTGCGCGGTGTATCGCCAGCTCGAGCGGGAAGGCATGGTGGAAAATGTGGAGGCTTTCCGTGCCCATCTCATCGTCGAGCGCCATGCGCATGACCCGAACCGGCTGGATGTCCTGTTTCCGCCCGATTACGTCAATCAATTACGTGTGTTTGCACTGCGTCATCAATTTCGGTTGCAATACCAGGAGAACGTCTGATGAGAAAGACCGCGGGTACCTGTTACTTCAAAGTGGATGGTCAACAACTGACCCTGAGCGGCGGCATAGAGGTGCCGATGAACACCGTCGTTCGGGAAGATATTCTCGGCCTCAATGGGGAGGTCTTTTACAAGGAAACCCACCGGGCACCCTTTGTCAAGGGCACCTTTATCGTCGAGCGCGCGTTTCCCCTTCAAAAACTGGTCAGCGCGACCCAGATGACCCTCACCGCCGAACTGGCGAATGGGCAGGTGTATGTGCTGTCAGGCGCCTGGCTCTCGGGTGAAGCCAACCACCACACCGAAGAGGGCACCGTTGACCTCGAATTTCACGGACAGGAAGGATTTTATCAATGACCTCCATCGCACTCAGCAAGCCAATCAAGGTCCACAACGAAACCATTTCAGTACTGGACATTCAGGAACCCACTTTCGATCAGGTTGAAAAATACGGCATTCCTTTCAGTTACTCTGAGCGAGGCGATATGCGACTGGATACGCGTTCAGCCCTGGCTTATCTGCCTGAACTGGCGGGGATACCGCGTTCCTCCGCACAACAGCTGGCGCTACATGATGTGTTTGTCGCGTCGATGACCCTCGTGGGTTTTTTTTACCGGTGCCCAGAACTCAGCCGTCTCAGACGACGATTCTACAACATCGCCTGGTTCTGGCGAATCAATCCCTTCGATTTACGACAGCGTCCCTTGAATCAGTTATTTGATTTAGAAGCGCAAGCGATTCGAATTCAGCAGGAGCAACAGCTTGGCTGACCAGGTCGAACTCAAAGCAATCATCACGGCGGTCGACAAACTCTCGGCCCCGCTCAAAGGCATGCGTCGGGAAGTCAAGACCTTCAAGCAGGAATTCAGGGCAGGGATGGTGGGCGCGGCGGCCCTGGGGCAGGGGTGATGACGGCGATGGCCGGCCCCATCAAACAAGCGATAGACTTTGAATCCACGATGGCAGATGTCCGAAAAGTCGTTGAGTTTGAGACCCCTGAGCAGTTTAAAAAAATGTCGCAGGATATTCTCGCACTGTCCCATCGTTTACCGATGGCGGCGGAGGGGATAGGTCAAATTGTGGCGGCGGGGGGACAGGCGAATATCGCCAAAAACGAGCTCTTGGCCTTTGCTGGTGCGGCCGTCAAAATGGGGGTGGCCTTTGACAGAGTGCAGCGCAAGCCGGTCAGATGATGGCGACCTGGCGTACCGCGTTCCGGTTAACGCAAAATGAGGTCGTCTCGCTGGCCGATAAAATCAATGACCTTGGCAATCACGGACCGGCCAATGCCGCAAAAATCTCTGACATTGTGACCCGGATTGGCCCACTGGGCGCGGTGGCCGGTATGGCCTCGGGTGAGATGGCGGCGCTGGGCGCGACGATTGGGGGGATGGGGGTTGAGGCCGATGTGACGGCGACGGGCATTAAAAAATTGATGCTGGCGTTAACCTCAGGCAAATCAGCCACCTTGTTACAGAAAAAGGCGCTGCGCTTTCTTAACATCAATCCGTCTCAACTGGCCGTGGAGATGCAAAAAGACGCCAAAGGGGCGCTACTGAAGGTGCTCGACACACTGAGTCAGGTCCCGAAAGCCAAACAGTCTGCGGTCATGAAAGCGCTGTTCGGCTCAGAATCTCTCGGTGCCATTGCCCCGCTGTTGAGCAACCTTGAACGATTAAAAGTGAACTTCGACAGAGTGGCCGACGTACAAAAGTACGCGGGTTCGATGCAGAAAGAATATGCCGCCCGTGCGGCCACTACCGCCAATGCGATACAGCTGTTTAAAAATCAGATATACGTCGCCAGCGTCACTATAGGGTCCATTTTTTTACCCGCTATCACAAGAACACTCAACAGGGTGAGGCCATTGATCGAGCAATGTCGTCACTGGATAAAAGCCCATCCAGAACTGATAAAATCATTGGCTCAGTGGGGTGTTTATCTACTGGGCACCGCGACGGCGGTAGGGGTGGTCACTCGGGCCTTCAAGATTTTTAACAGCGTGATGAACATGTCAACGCTGGGTAAACTGGTCACGTTAATGGTAATAGGCGGTGGACTTATCGTCGATAACTGGGAAACGATCGGCCCGATGATTAAAGCAGTCTGGCGAAATATTGATGGCGTTATTCAGGCAATAGGGGGTTGGGAAACCGGGCTCAAAAGCGTCGCGGTATTGACGGCGGGGTCCTGGCTATTATCGATGGGGAAAGGCCTGTCAGGCGCACAGGCTCAGGTGATGAAGCTGTCGAAGAGTCTCAAAGGCATGGCCAGCATGGGGGTGGTCACCGTCACGATTGCGGTGCTGTTTGACTGGATGAAACGGCTGGACACGCTCCGCGATGAGGCGGCAAGGCAGCATACCAATGTGGGAACGTTGCTGGTCAATCGGTTACAGGAGGCTGAACAGGCCCGAGGTTACACGGGATTTCTCCCTCGCCTGAAAGAGCTGCTCAATATTGAGGGACGCCCACCCGCCCAGTTATCACTGGCCAGCCCAGGACCCCAGCCCGGGGAACTGACCGTTTCCTTTCAAAATGCCCCGCCCGGCATGACCGTGCAACCCGCCACGCAATCCCCTGTCTGGTTGAACTACGATGTCGGATACAACCGCTTTGCCCGGCGGTAAAAACGGCCCACTTTTTTCTGAGGAGGGATGATGACGGACTGGACAAACAGGTTACACCCCGCCTCGTTTCGGGGCGTGCCGTTTCAGGTCGAAGGGGATGAAGCCACCTTGGGTCGACGGGTCCAGACGCACGAATATCCGAACCGCGACCAACCCTATACCGAAGACCTGGGTCGGGCGACCCGACGCTTTCAAATCAGTGCCTATCTGGTGGGGGAAGACTATCTGGTCCAGAGAGACAGACTGATTATCGCCATCGAAACCCCGGGGCCGGGAACGCTGGTTCACCCGTACTACGGCGAACTGTCTGTGTGCATGGAAGGCGACGTCCGGGTCCGCCACAGCGGCCGTGAAGGTCGGCTGTGCCGCGTCAGCTTTAACGTAGTTGAGGCTGGAGAGCTGTCTTTCCCAACAGCAGGTGTGGCGACGGGACAAACGCTAATTTCTTCCAGTTCCGCATTGAACGATCGGATTTCTGACGCGTTTACCCGTGTGGGCCTGAAAGGCTTACCGGATTTTGCACAGGCCGGTGTGCTGGCGAATGCCAAAGCCATGATGGGTCATATCACCCACGCCTTTGACCGTATCGACAGCGGGATAGCCGCGGCTTCCCGCCTGCTGCAGGGGGATATGTCGGTGATATTAAAACCCGGTTCGTCGGGTAAACATCTGATTGAAGCCATACAACGACTGTGGCGTTCGGGCAGGCGGACGAGGCACAACGCCGCCACGCTCACCCAGCAAATCAAGACGCTATCGGGCATCACGCTGGGGCATGATTTGGCCCCGCGTGGCGTATGGAAAAGCGATAGGCCCAGCGTACAGGCGGAACGTAGACAAAGTAATCGTATTGCGGCTTTGTTGCGTACGACGGCCATCCATGAGGCAGCCCTGCGACTCACACAACTGCCCCCACCGCGTACCGCCCTGTTACCGGTTAATCAACGTGAGAAACGTCAGATACAGGTCAATCTGTCCCATCCCGCCTTGCACGCAGGTTTAGATGCGTCAGACAGTGAAGTTGAGAGTACCTCGGTCACGTGGGAGACATTGATTGCAGTGAGAGAGGCGCTGAATCAGGCCATTGAGCGCGAACAGACATTATCGCCAGATGATGCGCTTTTTCTGGCCTTGCAGCGAGTGAAAACGGAGGTGCATCGTGATATGGCCACGAGATTGGCGCAAGGTGAAAAAACGGTCCTGCGCACCCCAGAAACCGTGCTCCCCGCCTTGGTTCTGGCGGCGCAGTGGTATGACCATGCCGCAAGAGAAACCGACATCACCTCACGTAATCGGGTGCCTCATCCGGGGTTTGTCCCGCAGCAGCCATTACGCGTCCCTCTCCGATGACGGATGCGGTGATATTACGCGTCAACGGGCCGAATTTGAAGCCCAGCAGCGCGCCGCCAGAACCGAAGAAACCACCTATACGGTTCAAGGCTGGCGACAAGGTGACGGCAGTCTGTGGCAGCCAAACCAGCGGGTGAGCGTCTTCGACCCCGTGCTGGGTTTTCACCATCGAGAGCGGGTGATTGGAGAAGTCGTGTATACCCAGAATGAAGGGGGGCACCCTCTGCCAGTTACGCGTGGCCCCCGAAGCGGCTTATATTCCCCCTCTTCAGGAACAGAAGTCAGAAGAAGAGGATTTTTTTTGATACGGTCCTGTTTTATTTTTTTTACTTCAATCAATGAGTGATGTATGCAAAAGATGCTGTCTGTGTTGCAGCGACACCTCTCCCGCCTGTGGTCAAGAGCCTGTGTGAACCGGCTTGACAGCACCGCGGCCTGCCAGCGAGTGGATGTCTCCTTGATGGCAGGGGAAACGAAAGCAGGGATGGAATACCTGGAGCCTTACGGATTCACCTCCACCGCCCATGCCGGCGCGGAAGGGGTGGCCCTGTTTCTCTCTGGCGACCGCTCGCATGGCATCGTCATCAATATGGCCGACAGGCGTTATCGTCTCAAAGACTTACAAACGGGAGAAGTGGCCCTGTATACGGATGAAGGAGACCATATTGTGCTCAAACGCGGACGGGTGATAGAAGTCACCACCGACACCTTTGTGGTGAAAGCCAAAAATAAAGTGGTGCTCGATACCCCTCGGGTGGACACCTCCGGAGAAATCACCGCTGAAAAATCCATCGTCTCCCAGTCTGAAATACAGGACAGGGTGGGTTCCCTGAGTTCAATGCGAGACCAGTACAACAGTCACACCCACTCGGGCGACAGCGGGGGCAGCACAGGCCAGCCTCATCAGAGGATGAGGTAAATGATGAGGGTCAATGGCCATCCTGCTGAGACCGTTTCAGACAGACTGACCCGAGCGGTGGTCATCTCCCTGTTCACCTGGCGACGGGCGGAGCCGGATGACGACACCGAAACCCCGATGGGTTGGTGGGGCGATACGTGGCCCACGGTGGCGAATGACCGCATCGGCTCAAGACTGTATCTGCTCAGGCGAAGCAGGCTCACCGCGCAGACCACACAAAAAGCCCGTGACTATATCGCGCAAGCCCTCCAGTGGATGAGGGAGGATGGAATAGTCGATCGCATGGATATTGCGGTCACTCGTTCCGGTCTCGATACGCTCACCGCGACGCTGACCCTCACCGTGCGCCAGAGCCCCCGACAACCCTCACCTTTGACAATATCTGGGAGGCCATTCATGCCACATAGCGGATTCTCCCGCCCCTCACTACCGACCTTAATCGACACCATCCGAAGTGATTTGTTCACCCGATGTCAAGAAGACAATGTGTTAAGGCGATGTGATGCGGAAGTCTATGCCCGGGTGCAGGCGGCGGCCGTGCACACCTTATACGGGTATCTCGATTATCTGGCCCGCAATCTGCTGCCGGACCTGGCGGATGAAGCGTGGCTGGTGCGACATGCGAACATCAAGCGCTGTCCGCGTAAAGGGGCCACGAAGGCCACGGGATTTGTGCGCTGGGAAGGGGTGCCCAATGCCCTGTCGATGTCCTCTGATACTGAAATACAAAGAGACGATGGGCAGACCTACACCACCACAAAAATGACCTCAGCCCTCAACGGCGTGCTTCGCGTGCCTGTGGTGGCACAGGAAGCAGGACAGGCCGGCAACTGTGAAGACAGGACCGCCCTGAGACTGCTGAGCCCGATACCCGGGCTTTCTTCCACGGGCTATGCCGATGAGATACAGGGCGGCCACGATATCGAAGACCTGGAGCATTGGCGACAGCGCATCATCGCGCGTTGGTATGACATCCCTCAAGGGGGCGCGGATGGAGACTATGTGCGCTGGGCCAAAGAAGTCTCCGGTATCCACCGGGCCTGGACGCATCGACACAAAAACGGACCAGGTACCGTGGGCGTCATGGTGGCGACCGACGACCCGGACCACCCGGCACCCACACAGGACATCTTAACTCAAGTCAGAGAGCACATTTTACCCCTTGCTCCCGTGGCGGGCAGCGGCTTAACGGTCTTTGCGGTGACCCCCAAATCCGTGCCTGTTTCTCTCGCGTTATCGACCGACCGGCCCGACATCCGGTCTGCCGTCATCGCCGAAATCCAGGCCTTTTTTCAACGGGAGGGCGAACCGGGAAGCACACTTTTTCTCTCCCGCCTGAGGGAGGTCATCAGCCTGGCGGCCGGAGAAGTGGCGCACCAGTTGAGGCTGCCGACCACCGACATTCTGCTGGGCAAAACCGAGGTGCCCGTATCAGGCCCCGTGACCTAGACGCCCTATGCCCCATAAACCGAATTTAGATGAAGATTATACGCGACTGTTACAATCGCTGTTACCGCCCGGCCCTGCCTGGGCCGGGGACAATCCCCTGCTCGACGGCCTGGCCCCGTCTCTGGCGAGAGTGCATCAGCGGGCCGACGACCTGATGAAGGAAATCAACCCGGCCCAATCGATGGAACTGACAGACCGTTACGACACCCTCTGTGGTTTGCCGGACCCGTGCCTCGACCCCCGACCACAGACCCGGGAAGAGCGCCAACAGATTCTCGATGCCAAGGTCAACACCGTCGGTGGGATGCATGAGGGCTTTTTCCTCGAACAGCTCCGCCTGTTGGGCTATCCCACGGCCACCCTGGAACAATTTCAACACTTTGACCGCTCCCCTGACCCCGCTTGGGGCGACCGATGGCGCTATTACTGGCGAGTCCATATCCCTGCCGAGGCCAGGATACGAACCATGACCTGTGTCAGTGCCTGTGATTCCCCCCTGCGTCATTGGGGGGAGCGGGCGGTCGAATGTGTGATAGAGCGCCTGTGTCCGTCCCATACCCAAGTCCTTTTTGCTTACCCCACAGGAGACAATCATGCATCGCATTGACACCCCCACGGTCCAACCTGACAAATTTGGGCAAGGCAAACCGGGGTTTACCAACGGAGACCCCACCACCGGGACCCGTGCTACGGATTTGAACAGCGACTTCTTTGATGCCCTCCAGGAAGAACTCTGCACGGTCATTGAAAAAACAGGGACAAGATTAAACAAACACGAACATACGCAACTGTACCAGGCCATCCAGACCTGTGCCGAAAACGCGGCCAATCGAAAGCTGTCTAAAAAGAAAAACGGCAAGGACATCCTGGACAAAGCGCAATTTATAGAAAACCTCGGATTGACAGAAACGGTCGAACTGGCCAAAGAGGCCATCCCGTATCATCGTAAAATTAACGGCAAATCCCTCACTCAGGATGTGCAGCTCACCGCCACCGATGTGAATGCGGTGACGCCACAAATATTACGTCTGGAAGTCCCGGTTGGGGTGCCTCTGCCCTGGCCAACGGACAGGCCACCGACAGGGTGGCTTCTGTGCAATGGAGACCGATTCAATGCCACACAGTATCCCCTTCTGGCCTCAGCCTATCCTTCAGGACAGTTACCGGACTTAAGGGGAGAATTTATTCGGGGCGCGGATGCGGGCAGGAAAATTGATACGGGCAGAAAGGTACTGAGTGCACAGGGCGATGCCATCAGAAACATCACGGGCCAGTTCGGGTATGTGAGGCAAGGGCAGTGGGCTCCCTGGGTGACCGCCACCGGGGCTTTTTATCAGACCTCGACATTCAGTGCGGCCATCAAAAGAGGCGACCCTGATAACTGGGGCTCCGTCTCTGCGTTTGATGCCTCCCGGGTTGTCCCCACCGCCCACGAAAACCGGCCTCGTAATGTGGCGTTCAACTACATTGTTCGAGGCGCTTGAGGGGGATGCCTCTGTAGAATACCCCGCTTCGCCTGGAAAGCCCCTCGACCCCAAGGCGGGGGAAATACAGCGGCCAAAAGCCCCGCAGGGGTAGGATGAAGTGACTTGTACCCAGATTTGGGTGCAGGCTCGTTTTATTTTTCCTGACCGCTTAAGAATCAGCCCCCCTTTCGCTTCCTCTTTTACCCTCAATACAATCCACCCTTTGTTTTTGCTTATTCAAAGCGCCTCAAAAAAACCCCTCATCTGTTCCCTCCTTTTGCTCATTAGAAATTTGACTTTTTTGTAAAAGCTTATTTAATTATTGAATTGGTCAATATATTAATCAGTCTGTATGACGCGACATCCATCACGAGCCCATCCCTTCCAATAGAGTGAAAAACGATGCGATACAAAAAAATCACACTGCACACCCTCAGGCTGTCTGTGCTGACGATGTTGATACACAGTGGGGGCAGTGTTTCAGAAACACAGATTTTTAATGGAGGAACAAGTCAGTTGACTGAACAGGCTTACCTTGAGGGGATAGAGGCAAGGAATCAAGCTCAAGTGAATAATCGACCAGGACAACCTCTATCCCTATCCAGCGGTGGAAATGAAAAAGCCGCCGTCAAAGCGAGCGGAGAGTCCACTGTCACTCTGGAGGGCGCTGAGAATAGAAAAATTGTAGTTAAAACACAAGATAGAGGAAGTTCTTATGGTCTTTGGGCGATAGAAAAGTCCACCCTGACACTCAGGCATATGGAGATAACCTTGAAGGGGCCCAACGACACCGCGGTCGCTGTTCAAACAGGGGCAGTGGATATCGGGAACAGCACCCTCAGCGGCACCCAAAATCAATTTTATGGTCTTTGGGCCACAGGACAAGACACAGAGGTCACGGGTCATCAACTGAAGATAAATTCACAGGGAGATGATAGTAAGGCGGTCACTTCTTACAGTGCCAAACTCAATCTCAAGGACAGCACCCTGAGCATTAACGGGAAAAACGCTATTGGTATTATCGCATTTGATAGTGCAAAGATAACTCTCAAAGACAGTGCCCTGAGCATTAACGGGGACAACTCTTCTGGAATTCTCTCAGGGGGGACTGCCAAGGTGACAGGCCATCATCTGGACATCCAGGTAGCGGGTCAAGGTGCTAATGCTATAAACGCTAACGAAAATTCAACGATTCATCTTCATGACAGCCATATTCAAACCCTGGCCACACCCTCCGCGGTGCTGTATTCGGAAACAGGCGCCACAGACACGACAGTGACCATCACGGGAGGGTCTCTCCATGCCGCCGGTGACCTGATTGTGTCTAAAGGCGGAAAAACGAACATTGTTTTCAGCAAGGTCGTTATCTCCCCGCCGGGCAGTGGTCATGCCATTCATTTTACCGGGACAGGAGGAGAAGTCGATTTAACGCTGAACCAGACAGCCCTATCCGGGAACATTGTGGCGGAGGCTGGGCATCAAGCCAAAGTGACCCTGGACTCTGGCAGTACCTGGTCGTTTACCAACAATGCTACTGTAACAAACTTGAAAAATGCAGGAGAGATTGTCTTTGAACCCCCTCATGACACCGCTTCGTTTTCTACCCTCACGACAGACGATTACGAGGGCAATTCCGGGAAAATCCTGTTTCACGCCCGCCTGGAAGGCGACGATTCGCCGGCGAATCAATTGATTATCAATGAAGCCTCCAAAGGCAACACCCGTGTGACAGTGCGTAATGTGGGTGGGAAAGGGGGCGCCACCAAAGGCGGCATTCGACTGATTGAAGCCCCAGAGGGCACTGACGGCACCTTTGTTCAGGACGGCCCTATCGTGGCCGGCTCTTATCAATACTCTCTACAAAAAGGCAATCAAGAAAACCCAAACGATTGGTATCTGGTGTCCTCATGGTTTGCCCGGCCTGAGAGTTTGAGTTATGCGAATAATCTTCGAGCGGCCAATACGATGTTTCACATGACGTTACATGAGCGTCTGGGTGAAACCCAGTATACCGAGGCCCTGTCAGAGGACAGCCCTGTCCCTGGGATGTGGATAAGGGCGTCAGGAGGTCATCATACCTCTTCCCTGTCTGACAACGACGCGCAATCTGACCGCTATGTGATGATGTTAGGGGGACATATCGCCCAGTGGTCTTCTGATGGCCTCAACCGTTATCATTTGGGGGTGATGGGCGGATATGGCCATGAGTACAGCAAAGCGCATCATCGTACGAATGAGATGTCGTCGCAAGGGAAGGTGCGGGGCTATAGTGCAGGGGGGTATGCCACCTGGTATCAACATCCCAAAGCGCCTTCGGGTTTTTACGTCGATACCTGGGCGCTGTATCACTGGCTCAAGAATGACGTGACGGGTCAGGAGAGGCCGACAGAGTCTTACAAAAGCCGGGGGGTGACCGCGTCTGTGGAGGGGGGATATCTGTTGAAGGTAGGGGAATATGTTTCCCGCTCGCAAATATTGCATAGTTTTTGGGTTCAGCCCAAAGCGCAGCTCACCTGGATGGACGTCAAGCCGGAGAACCACACTGACCAGAACGGCACCCGGGTGACGGGTCAAGGGAATTACCTGCAGAGTCGACTGGGTTTACGTGCGCATTTGCTGGGGCACAGCCCGCAGGATGAAGGAAAACAACGGGAGTTTGAACCCTTTATTGAAGCCAACTGGATTTATCAACCCAAGCCGACGGCCATCAGGATGGACGACAGAAAGTATGAGATTCAAGGGGCGCGTCACCTCGGTGAATTCAAAATGGGCGTGGACGCAAAAATCAGTGCTCGTTTACATCTATGGGGCCATGTGGCTCAACAAATCGGGAAAAAAAAGTACGCAGACACCCGGGGTACCATCGGGGTCAAATATCATTTTCAATGA